AATATGACAGTGTCAAGTAACGAGCCGTATACCTAGATATTGTTGCTGTTGATGTACTAGTAATGCTAAACAGTCTTTGTAACTGTTTAATAATGGTTGTGGTACTAGTGGATAAATAAGTTAAGGCTTTGGTGTATACAGTACCACCTGAACTTCCAGCAAAAGAAGCAGAAGAAAAGGCTTGTTTACCAAACATTACACAACAACCCAACGACTACCTGTGCTAACTGTAACTGTTACGCCTGTATTAATTGTAACCTTACCTGCAGTCATAGCATTGTAATTAGAAGGCACTGTAAAATTAGAAGATACGGTGGTTGCGTTTAAAAAGAATGGCGCAGTAGAGTTTGCCGTCCATCCACTAGAACTTGTAGTTGATGGTGTTGACCAAGTAGGAGCAGCAGCAGAACCACCAGAAGTTAATACTTGACCTGAAGTCCCAAAACCTGTTGTACCAGAAGTAGCAGGAGTAGTTCCTAAGTTGGTAGATAAGCCAATAGCACCTGAAGAATTAATAACGTGAGCATTGTTGGAAGTAGAACCCCAAGGAAAATACAATTTATAACCGTTACCAGAACCAACAGATATATCTCCATCGTGTCCTGAAAAATAAATACCGTTATTTATACTAAAAAAATCAGAAGGAGTGCTTGAACTAAATACAGAAGAGTTCATACCAAACTCACCATAGTAGGTAGAGTCTGTTCCTTGGTCATTACTTAAAACATAGTTGGTGGAAGCACCAGCAGTGTTTGATTTGTTTTGTAAAAGAGTCTGTAAATAACTTCCTGATACCGATGCACCAGAAGCAAATGGACTATTAGAAGCATTAAATGACAATACAGGCGTTGTGCTTGTATATGAGTTTGTTGCTAATTGTGGAACAGTTGCAGTTCCTAATGAGTCTTGTATAACTGCTTTTTTGGCGGTATAGTCACACCATACATCTTTTGTACCTGCAGTAAAACTAACTGCAGATCCTGAATTAGATGACGACAACACAGTAGTTCTTGTAAGAATTAAACCAGTTGCGTCAAGAGTACCATAACCAACCTCCCAGTTTGAACCTGATTGGTCAGCTATGGTGTAATACGTTGTATTGCTGGCTCCAACTCCAGCAGAAAAGGACTGATAACCTGTCTGAGCACCAAGCAGAGTAGCTGCTCCAGTACCTACAACAATAGTAGTTTCTTTAACCCGATCTGCTAGAACGAAAGCCATATATTCCTATATATTAACTAAATTGAACTTTAAAGGTAAACTGAATGCTATCGCCAGTGTTTAAAGCGATACCTGTAAAGTCACCCTTAACAAACAAGTTACCAGAAGTAGAAGCATCAAACAAACCAGCGTTGGTGATTGTCTCACCAGTTGCTGCAGTCTGAGTTCCTACAACTTGGAATGTATCGTTTGTTGTTGAAGTAGTTACCTGAGTAGCTGTTCCCGCAGTGCGAGGAGTTACTTCAGTAAATAAAGTTGTATCTGTCGCACTTGTAGTACCTGCACCAGTTCCCCATGCTACATAGCTAGGAATGGTTCCGCCACTGTTTAAGCGGTTGGTAATAATAGCACGGCCAGTATTAACTAGTAATGTAGCCATTTTTTAATTCTCCAAATAATTCTCTTGATTGGGTTCTGATGGTAGTAATCTATAACGCCAAGTTCCTCCACAGTGCCGTCAGCACGAGTGATGGTAGCAACTAGTTGAATTTCCTTAGCGTTAAGATTAGCTTGCATCATGTATGTTGTTTAACCAACTCAAGAACGATTGTAAATGTTAGTGTTTGTGCAATGCCTTCATAATCAAAGGTTGCTAAAATTCTTCCTGTTGGGTTTACAGCGTTATCATTGATACCACCATAACGCCATGCGTCTACCTTACCACGTCCTGCAAAGTTCCAGAACACTGTATTGGCAGAAGCACCTTCCCATAGAATGTTTACGGTTAACAAGTCTTCTACGTCGTAGTTGACTCGATTAATACGCAAACGATTAGCTTTAACACCGTTGATGTCAAAATCACTTAATGAAGCAGGGTCAACAATAACATACGTACCTGTATCAGTAGCAGTCAACGTACCTTCGTATTTGATTACGACGTTACGTGGGCCATCTTCTAATATCTGAATAGGCGTTTGAATTGTAGTAGTCATGTGCTACTCCCTATTAACGTGAAACTTCGACAGCAGCCAATACGTAGTCAATGGTCATTGTTTCAGTAGCAGTTGGGGTGTCAGTAAAGATTGTAGACAACAACGCACTAGTCAAGTTTGTACCAGAAGCACCGATGGTTGGTGAGGTTACACGAGAAACTAACTGATTGTTAACATAAACTAACAAGTCAGTGTTGTTGTAGTGGAAACCAAGTTCGATTAGTGTATTAGCAGCCAAAGTAGCTACGCTAGATACCAAAGTAGTAGAAGTAGAACCTACACGTGATACCAAGTTAACTGTAGTACCAGTAGTAGAGAAATACAAACCATCAGTTGCAGAAGTACCAGCAGAAGCCAGACCTGCAGTGAAAGCACCAGTAGTTGCACTAACTTGCAAACGAGTTGTGTACCATAATTTCTGACCTGCTACAAAACCAAAAGCTGTTCCTGCTTTAAAAGCTGAAGTAGCTGTAGTAGTACCGCCTGGGGTCAATACAGCTAAACCGCCTAAACCAGAAGCGACTGCCAATGTAGAACCTGAACCAGAGATGGTAAAGTCTTCAGCATTAACAGACATGAAATCGTTAGAATAAGTAGCTACGCCAAAACCTGTGTCGCTTGTGCTATTGAAAGGATCAGGAAGGGGATAGCTTGAAAGAGGATAGCCACGTGGAACTGTTGCTACGCCATAGGTAAATCTTGTTGGTGTGCCCATTTAAATCTCCTAAAAGTGATGGGTTCACGTCAATTAAGACGTTTAGGATTAAGTGAATTGTTACTTAGGATAATGCAAAGCTTCTACTGCATGCAGACGCTTCTTTTTAACGCCAGAGTCTTGACCTTCTTTGTTCTCAACTGCTTGAGTGTTGCCTAGACCCTTTACTTCTTTTTGCTTAGGAGCAGACATGTAAGATTTATTCTTAACTACTGCATCCATTGGGGTTTTAATTGTGCCCATATTATTTCCTTTGAGAGGAAAGGATAGGAGTCTGTGAACTCCAATCCCGACCATTATAACACAAACTAGTTCAAATGTAAAGAACTAATTAAGGACCGTTTACGCCATAGATGCAACGTGGGTCTGTCCAACCGAAACTGTAACGCTCGTAGCCTTTAGCTTTAGCATTCATGGTATCAAAATCATTATCCATGTCAAAGCTAATTGCGGTACGCTCGAAATACTGTAAACCATTCTTAACGTTAGTACGCAAGAACCAAGCGTGTGGGCTTGTCAAATAGTGGTTCATAACGATACCTTCTGGGATGGCATTAGTTGCCTTCAGAACGTTGATGTCGTTATTAGCAGTACCTGATTGGAATACTGATTTCAAAATGCGGTTAGCATTGTACCATTCTTGACGAGCAACGATCAAGCTACGTGGCATGACGTTGATCAAGAGACCACGATCATTCTGGAAGCCCATGATTGCGATAGTTGCATCTTCCAAGGAAGTCTCGGAAAGGTCAACAGACACAGTTGGGGTATTGGCAAAAGTGCCACCAGAAGTGTTAGGGTGATTAGTTGCACACATAGATACACCGTCACCACCAGTATAGGTAGAATTGAAAGCACGGTTATAAATGTTAGCAGCAACGTTCTCTTTGGTTTGACGGAAAGACATTGCCAAAGCAGCAGCACGACGCTTAGAAACTTGCTCGTACAAGTTGTCATCGAGTTCTTCTTTCGTTACGATATAACCCAATGCGTATGCAATGTGGGTATAACGTGTTACAAAACCTTGAACTTCTGAATCATACTGAACGCCTTGACCTTCAGACTTAACAGGAGCTAAACCAAAACCTGTTAACTGAACTTCTTCTTCGTAGTTCTGCATCGAAGTATCTTTGTCGAAGAGATGAATATACTCTTCTGGATGCTCGTCGTAGACCTGACCCCACCATGCTTTGATACCAGGCCATAGGGCCTTGGGATGTGTACCAGTTGTAATTACACCAGCCATTTTATATATCTCCTATTAATTAAGCACCAAAGGCTTGTTTGTATTGATGCTTATTAAACACAACCAATACGTCATTGTAAGCACCTGGAACGTTTTGTGGCTCTTGGTAGAGACCAACGATCTGGAACATAGAAGCTGCAGTAGCAGAGCTATCTGGAGTTACGTATGTAGCAGAGAAAGGTGAAGACTGGCTTAATGTAGAAGTCTGGTCTGCAGTGATTGTTGGAACAGCAGTAGAACCAATTTTAGCATTTGCAGTAGCATTAGCCTGAACACGGTATACAACGTTTGGATCAGTGATAACATAAACATAGGTGTATGAACCAGAAGACAAGCTAATGTACAATTTACCTAAGTCAATGTTTGTGCCTTGCAAGCTTACGCCTGGGTTAGCAACACGGATAGAAGCAATAACGCCCAAAGGAACATCAGTTGCTCCAGCTTTAGTTACGAGACCGACACCGTTTGCATCGTTACCAACAGCAGACTTAACAATATCGCCAATAGCGTATGTGTTAGAAGCGTCGTTAGCGATAGCGTAAAGGTAGCCTTGCTCATTGAAGGGTGCACCAGTAACTGTGCCTACTGGCGACAGTCCTGTTACGGCATTTACGTTTGCCATTTGTTTTTCCTTTTAAGAAAGTTTTAGTATTTAATGCCAGCGTTGTAAAAACCAGTAGAATCCGCACCAGGCGTTTTCCCTTGTCTAATCGCAGCATCAGTTTTATCGTTCTTTGCTTGTAGTTCGGCTTGGTCTTCTTCCCACCATTCTTGTTTGATTTTCATCAAATAAGCATACATGGGTTCACCTTTTTCGCCTGCACCTACTAAGAATCGAACCTTATCTCCTATGTCGGTATTACGTGATGTAACATTCTCCGTAGTACCACCTACCTCGTTGGGATGAACGAATTCATAACCGTTTTCAGTGGCTTGCTGGATGCGTCCAGGCATGTCATTGAAAATATGCAAGTGATAACCATCAATGGTTGATCCTACTTGCAGCTTGCCCACAGTCCCATTAAATACGCCTCTCTTACGACTTGGACGCTCTACCTTAGTAGACTCTGGTGTAGCTTTAATTTCACGTTTGTTCTCAGTCATGTTCTTTCTCCCTTATTCCCAATCATATTCTGCAACATAAGCTTCTTTGGTCATCAGACCTTGCTTAACAAATTTATCACAAGCTGCTTTAGCTTCTGGAGGTAAATTACCGTAAGACTTCTTACCTGAACTTACCGATGGTCGTGCTGTTCCGTTAGGGGAGCCTTCCATTGGGTTAGGTGTACGTTTCTTACCGTATTTCTCTGGAAACATTTCTTGAAGTTCTGCGTCTAGTTTATCCAAGAAAGCTTGTCCGTTAAGGCCAGGGTTCTCACGACGGAGTTCAACACCTAAACCATTAGCAACACCAGTCATTCTTGTATCTTTACCAAACCAGTCATTCTTATCCATCCAAGCATTCAGGACAGGATCAGCAGTGACCTGTGGAACTTCTTTAGCTTTCTCTTCAGCAGCTTTAAGTTCTTCTTTAGCCTCAATGCGTTGTTCTTTTAAATCGTCCATCGCATCGTCAATCGCCATAGCTCTGTCGCCATCACCTTGCGTAATTGCATCACGCTTAGCTTGCTTCAGTTGCTCTAGCTGGCTTTCAAGTTCTTTGGTTTTACGCTCAAACTGTTGCTTTTGAAACTCACGAAACTCTTTTGCAGCTTCACGTGCTTCTTCGGCAGCCTTTTTAGCTTCACCTAATTCTTTAAGCAATTTCTCATTGTTCTTACGAAGGATTGGCATAATCTCTTTGCCACGACGTACAAACGTCTCAGCATCAACCCAATCATCCTCAGAGCCACGAAACTCTTCTTTGGCTACCCAGCCCTGTGC